TGTAGCTAATTCCCACTAACTCATAAATAACCTCATATTGTAATATTATTTGGAGAAATAACATGGATACAAGCATCAAACGTTTATTGGAAGTAGCTGGGGTCGATATCACTCAGGGCAAAGCAAAACAGTTGGTTGAAGGTCAAACTGGAAGGTTTGAGAAATTGCTATCTTATTACACTGATGGATTTGAAGGATTTGGTAATTCATCTGATGATAAAAAAGCAAAGCGTTACGTAGCAGGTATTAACGGTGGTGACATCAAAAAAGGAACACCTGAGTACAAAACAGCTGTTGATTACATACTGAATTATGGATCAAGCGTAACTGACAAAGAACTGAAATCGTATTAATTTGTTGACTTTCATAAATAACTCATATATACTTACAACACTGACTTAACACTTAAAGGAAATACGGAAATGAACACCAACGGCTTATGTTATTATCTATCACTCGGATCCTTGTCGATATCGGCAATGAACCAGGCCGCCGTTTGTGATCCTTCTTGGAGTCCTCAAAAGTAAACAAGAAAAAGATCCAAAATAAAAAGCCTGGTTTCAGTTTTGAACCCAGGCTTTTTTGTTGTACTTATAAAAGCCTGATTGATAGTTTAACTTGTTAACCGGCTTTTATAAATACAGTCACGCTTGGAGGGTATGGCATGATTGAGTTAAAAAAGGAAGAACGAGATACGTTGATTTGTGTGGATTGTAAAGAAGAGTTACCAATTACCAAATTTGCAACTTGTGGTAAAAATTTAAAAACTGGAGCGATTCAGTTCAGACCTAGATGTAGAGAATGTAATAAAAAGTATGTTAAAGGTATTCCAAGTTATAAAAAAGTAGCTAAAGGTAAAACAAAAAGGAGATTGTTTATTGATAGCGTTAAAGACAAATGTGTTGTGTGTGGATATGATAAATGTAAAGCAGCGTTAGATTTGCATCATGTAATTGAGGAAGATAAAAGTTTTGGTATTGCAACGATGGCGATGAGATTTGCTTCAATAGAAGAAATTAAAATGGAGCTTGCAAAGTGTGTGGTACTATGTAGCAATTGCCATCGGGAACACCATCATGGCGTAATAGATGTATCAGAGTATCCGAGGGCATTAGTCTTAAAAGGTGAAAAATGAAAGCAGATAAGAGTGAGAAGAAAGAGAAAAAGTTAGAACAAATCAGAGATGAAGTGGAAGTGTTTATAGGGGGTCATGACATGAAAAATCATCATCCGCTATTTGACTCAGAGATAGTTGAATACTTTTCACATTACAAAAAGAAACACGTAATGTGGGCGATTGAACAAGTTAGATAAGATTTTGTAGTAACAGTTCTTTAACAATTTAGACTTTAATGCACAGGTGCCAGAGTGGCCAATGGAACGGCTTGCAACACCGTAAAACCGTGGG